AGTGGTCCAGGTCCAGCGTACTCAGGATTTTTCAGCGGACCTGCAGGAACCCCATATTCTGCAACCTTTACTGGAACAGCATACTCTGGAACCTATACTGGAACCTTCACTGGTAACTTCTCGGGTGTTGCACCATCTTATAGTGGCAACTACAGCGGTAACTTTAGCAGCAACTTCAGCAGCAATTTCACTGGACCTCCATATAGTGCAGCATATACTGGAACAACATATAGTGCAGGTGCCTCCAATTATACGGGTGGAACATACACAGGTCCAGGAAATCCAGGAACAAATTATTCTGGTACTTACATTGGTGCTCCATATTATAACACACCAACAGGTCCATCATACTCGAATCCTGCTGGACCATCATACTCAACTCCAGCAGGTCCATCGTATTCTGGGTCGGTTGCATATACTGGATACTATAACGGACCTGCGTATTATACAGGACCAGGAGGTCCAGCATATACGGGATATTTCGAGGCAGCATCATATACTGGGTACTATAATGGTGCAGGACCATCATACACGGGCGCTATATATACTGGTTTCGGTGGAAATTTTGCTGCTGGTAATGAACCAGGAGGTTCGTTTGCCAATTTCTATAGTGGTCCAGGAATAACGTATACTGGTTATTACCAAGCAGGAACATTTGAACCCTTTTCACCAGAAACAGGTCCAATATTCGTCCCCACATATTACTCAGGGTATTTCACTGGTACAACTACTTATACTGGTACTGCGGCATATACTGGATACTATAGTGGTCCAGGTCCATCATACTCAAATCCAGCAGGTCCATCATACTCAAATCCAGCAGGTCCATCATACTCGCAGCCGGCAATGTCTTCTGGGACGCCGTATTCAGGAAATTATGCTGGACCTCCAGGTCCAGGAACTTCATATACTGGATTTTTCAGCGGACCTGCAGGAACCCCATATTCTGCAACCTTTACTGGAACAGCATACTCTGAATCGTATACTGGTAACTTTGCTGGTAACTTTGGAGGTAACTTTACTGGACCTTCATATAGCACTGGTTCTTTCTCAGGCAACTATATCGGACCTGCTACATATACTGGCAACTATACTGGTAACTTCAGCAGTGTCTATACGAATATATATGGAGGTAACTTCACTGGTAACTACTCGGGTACATATTCGGGAACGTATTCTGGAGCAACTATTATTTCCTCAAAAGAAACTGTATCAACGATTAAACTGTGGATTAGGACGGCATAAACATGGTTCTTAGAATTAAATCATCTGCGACACCTGTTTCCTCTGCTAATTTGCAGGGGTTGCAGGCAATGACAACCGACGAAATTAAAAATTACGTCGCTAACATCTTAACAGTTTCTTTCGGTGCAAATGCCGACGGTACAGGTACAGGTGAAATCAATATCACCACAAATGACTCTGGAACTGGTACTTCTATTGGAACCTTTGTTGATACCGATCTTCAAGATGCAATAGGAACCCATCCTTCTGCTGGTGCGTTTGATACTGTTACGTTTACTGCCAAGCAGGTTACTGCGGCGGCTGCTGAAAGTATTACAAATAAAGTAGTTAAATATTCTTCTGGTACCATCAAAGAAATGACGGATGCAGAACTCAAAACCGAACTATTTGACTATGCTCTTACTGCTATGACTGCAGAATCTGCATATACTGCTGGTCAATATAAGTTGCAAGCAACTGCTCCGTCAGGTGGTACATGGGTTTCTCGTTATACGCTTACTGATATTGCTAACGGTGGTAACACTCTTACTTACCTTTGGCAGAAAACTGCTGCAACCAGCAGTCCAGACACAAGTCTCAAACCACTTAAACTGATCAATACCAAAGATGTTAAGGAAATGTCTTCTGCCGAAATTCTGCAGATGCTGCCGAATTTCCGCAATAGAATTATTGAGTCGGGTGTGGGAACATATAAGATCCAAGCAACAACTCCAGTAGCAACTGGTACATGGGTTCAACTCGGAAATTCTGCGACAGATACAAGAGAACAAGTTACTCCAGCAAACTATGCAGGTGGTTATTCTGGAAACTTTACTGGTAACTACGCAGGTGGTTATGTAGGTCCAGCACCATATTCTGGAACGTACACTGGCAACTTCACTGGTAACTATACAGGTAACTACGTAGGTACTGCTCCATATTCTGGCACCTACTCGCGTGGATTCTCGGGTAACTATGTTGGCAATTTCGCAGGTACTGCTCCATATTCTGGAACATATTCTCGAGGGTTTACTGGTAACTATGCTGTTTTCTATGGTGGTTTCGCTGGCACGGCATATTCTGGTACATACACTGGTAACTTCACTGGTAACTACGTGGGTCCAGCGACGTATTCTGGAACCTATACTGGAAATTATACAGGGTTCTTCACAGGCAACTACATAGGTCCAGCGACTTATACTGGTTTCTATTCTGGCACATATGCAGGTAACTTTACAGGCAACTACGTAGGAACAGCGACTTATACAGGAAACTATAGTGGGACTTATACTGGTAACTTCACAGGCAACTATTCTGGTGCGACTGTTCAGGCGACAAAAGATACTATCTCGACCGTATATTTGTGGGTAAGAACTGTATAAATCTATTGACTTATGTGCAAGTTTTATATATACTAGCACTATGAATATTATTTCTAATGGAGAATTGAATTGATTAATACCACCTCACCTGTAGTCTCACGCAAAATCGAAAACCCTTATTGGGCGAATAAGGAAAAGCAGCATATTATTGCTGAGTTTTTCTATCCTGATACCAATAAGCGTGTTACTGCATCTATCATGAACGATGGTAGCAATCGTGACTACGATGAAGTGATGCGTCTCTTTAGTATTGGGCAGATCGATGCCAATACTGATCGACGCATGGAAGATCGCAACCAACAAATCAAACAAAATCTTGAACGCCAGAAGGTTGACAAGACCCGTATGCAGCAAGAACAGTTGTTCGCTGCTAAGTTGGATGCCTTCGAAATCGATGTAGTTAAGAACTCTAAGAATCGCGATCTAAAGTCTAAAATTCGCAAGTCCAAGACTTTCATGGAAGTCACTGCATATACAGTAATGTTACTGATGCAGGAAGAAGCGAATGCCGAATAATGGATTCTTATATGTTGCCACTCGCCGCAAAGGTTATTACAGGGCAGCAAGAAACTCCGCGATCTCATTAAAAGATTATTATCCTGATGCGCATATCACATTCTTCACACACGAAGAATGGGTGCAACCAGATGACTACGAGATCTTCGACAACGTAGTAACCGAGAATGTTCCTCGTGACAAACGTGCCAAATTGTGGGCACTAGATCAAACTCCCTACGATCTAACAGTTTATATGGACTGTGATACTGAAGTTGAACATGAAGACATTCAAAAGATCTTCGATCAGATTCCTGATGATGTGGATATCTTATTCACTGCCAATCGTCCATATAATGCAGCACTAACAAAGTTGTCTGAAACTGAAGAGTTGACGGAACATTGTGGCATTTTTGTATATCGCAATAATCCCCAGACCCTAAAGTTAATGCGTGCATGGTACGATGAATACTGGGCGCAAAATGAACCTGACTGGGATCGTAAACATTATCCTGTTGGTGCATTAGAATGGGATACGTTTACAATGTGGAGATTATTGAATCTGTTTGATTTTGGTGTCAAGACTGCCAGATTCCCAGATCCAGACGCAAGATGGAACTTTGTTTCTGGATACAAAGAAGAAGAACTACAAGGACAACCGAGAGTCATCTATCATTATACAATACCACCCAGTTTGGTGGACTAAGGACTTCAAAATGATTCAATTTACCAGTTCCATCTCTAAAGATCTTACAGATATTCTAGATCCGTTTACTCAATGGTTCTTTGAGCAAAACGATCAACATCTTGTTCTCGGTCCACAAGACATGCAGGAAAAGCGTCGAGGTGGATTGAATGTGGATACTGCTACTGACGAACAATATTTAAATCATATTGTCGGCAAAGGCGAAAAGCACGTCGGATTTCCTGATGTTGCATGGTGCACCGATATGTCACAAGCGCATGGACAACCATGGTTTCCTCTAGAATATGGTAAGAGGCAACAAGAAACCAACTACGAGTTGATTAACTATCTTGGTGCAAGAAACAATGCTGTATTTACTTACTATCCTGAAGATGGGTTTATGGGTTGGCATACCAACTGGAATGCATCAGGGTATAATATTCTAATTACATATAACTCAGAAGAAAATGGTGGATACTTCCGTTACCTAGATCCAGTAACAAAAGAAATTGTTACTATGGTTGATCCAAAGGGATGGTCATGTAAGGTTGGACACTTTGGTGATCGTAGCGATCCAAACAAAATCGTATATCACTGTTGTGCTAATACTTCCAAGAGACTAACACTTGGATATGTTGTTCCGCATTTGGAAATCTGGCGATCTATGATTGAAGATATTACTGGCGAGGATGCTTCTCACTTTTCCTGAGTGCTTTTAACCTCACTATATTTTGTGAGTAGATCTTCTAGAATAGTCAACTGCTCATGCATTTTTTCAATATCATCTAACAACTTAGGAACTGCAATTCTTGCTCGCTCGAGGATTGCAGTTTCATAGTTTTTAATTCCAACATTAGTAGCAGACTTAATTCGACGGTTTCGAAATACTGTTTTAATTTTACTAATTAACGATGGAATTTTTGGTGTCATGTTTAATTGAACCATGTGTTGATTGCTGCGCTGTTCAGTTGCCTGTTGTCGCGCCTTTACAATTTGCTCTTCTTTTGTTTTTGCTGCTGCTTCATTTTCGCGCACAAGTTTTTCATTTGCTGCTCTAAGAAGATCTAATTCTTCAATCAATTTTGGATCTGTGACATGCACAGTTTCTACAATTGTTTCGACTACAGTTTCAATTACGACAGGTGGATTTTCAATAATCTCTTTTGCTTTAGCAATTGTTTCCGCTGCTACTTTCGTTTCTTCTTCTGCGAAAAGTTTTTGTCTCTGTAAGTCTTCATATTTTTCTTGTGCGATTTTTTCCCTGTCAAGTTCCTCTTGGGAGGGTTCAATGTTTTCTATCTCTAAAACTTCTTCTTGTAGATTACCATCTGTCCAAGATACAATTTCTTCTTCCAACTCAATTTCTATTACAGGAGCGACCAGTGGTTCTGGAATATAATCTTGTGGTGGTGGTGCAACTACTCTTGCTCTGCCCATATCAATTTACTCCTAATTCTATCATGCATTGATTATCATACAATCTGCTGAATTTTAATTTTCGCTCATAACAAAAATCTGTAACTGCTGCTCTAACTCCAGGATGCATATGATTTTGTTTTGAAAAATCATCCAAGAAAATTATACCATTTTCTTTAACAACAGCAAGACTGGCGATCAAATCTGCCATGACACCCTCATAACTGTGGTCACCATCAATATAGATCCAATCTAATTTCTCACCAGTATATGCTGCGAACCAGTCACTTGACTTCATACGGTGGATCGTAACAGGCAATTCTGCGAATTCTTTACAAATGCTTTCATATAGTTTGTCGTAAAATGCTTGGAAGTCTGCGGGATTATTAGATCCGACGATCTCAGAGTATCTTTGTAGAATTCCTTCGTATCCCAAGTTCAACCAATCGGTAGTATTTTCATAAACAGAAATATCCCACGGATCAATCATGTGGAGATGTTTTGCCTTTGTTAACAAAACTTGTGAAGATCTCCCACGCCAAACTCCAATTTCTGCACCAAGAGAATTCTCTGGAATCCATTGAGCAGCCAATTTGACGATATCTGTATTTTTACCGAACATCATTTACTTGGTTCCAATTACCATGAAACGATCAAATTCTGTTTTACCATCCCAACTGTAGTATGACTGCTGGATCGTTCCGCTGAATTCTACATTTGTGACGCCGACATTTTCGATATGCTCTTCAATTGTTGGAACACAATTAATACCATACATTTCTTTGAAAACATTTGATGACTGGCAAGCAAAGATACAATCCTTGTTTGCTGTTGTCATTTTCTTTAGAGGATACATTGCCTCGCATCCAATAGAAATTACTACATCTGTTTCTAACGCATTAATATCATGATATGCAAAGGGAACATCCCAATTGATATGATTGAGTTCAATTCTTTTCTCGTTATTATAGTAACGATTGAAAACCTTTGATAGTTCTAAGGCATCGTTATCAACATCGATCAGATTTATTTTCTTGACGGGTAGATTCTCACAAAGAAGTGGAACAAGGGGGAATCCCAACCAAGAATTTAGAATCGTTAGATTCAACTGTTCGGTTGAATCAATACATTTCTGTAGTTCTTCTACCATCCATATAGCAGCATCCATAGTATTTGGATTCATGGACTTACGGAAATCGTCATGTTTATACGGCATTTCGTGAGCGATCTTATCTAATCCATCACCCCAGTTTCGGTAATTATTTAAGTAATTATAATTTAACATCTTGTGGTCTTTCCATTGAATCATATAAACAAATAAGTGGTTCTTCTCGGTGTACTCGTTCCCTCACATCAATCGGCCACATATATCCGTAGTTATAACTATACACCCAACCATCTGGGAAAAAATTAATTTTTAGTAGTTGTTCTCTTTTGTGACCGAATAGATTATCAAGGCCGCGATAATGAAAAAACATTTGATCAGGATAATCTGTCACAAACTTGGTAATCTTATCAACATCTAATCTATCATTCCATCTCAACACACTAGAATTTAGATCCGTATATGCCCGAGGAATGTTGTGTGTATCTCGTTTCATTCTTTCCATATTATGCCAATGAGTGCGAACAAATGATAATCCCTCTCCTGGATCGTGGTCTACAATGCAATCGATATTGTTTTGAATGCCGATATCCAGATCGAGAAAAAGTTTTTGTCCATAATGATTTACAACCCTTCGATCAAACAAGTATAGTTTGTTCCACCACTTCTCATAGTAGTTGTCTTCAGGAAATGGAATTACAATGACATCGGTATGCAATCCAATCGGGTGTTCAGTCAAACAATAAAAATTAAAATCAGTTGTTATGTGCTCTCTGCATTGTTCAAGAACACGATTGACATGTTCCGAATCATATTTGAAACCCCATTTAACTGTGTAAATATTAATCATCAAACGTTCCAATGCTGTAAAAGATCAGGATCGACGAGCGATTCCTGCTTCACTTTGCCTCTGCGGTTATCTTGGAACGGTAGTAAGTCCACATTAAACACGCAAAGGATACAATCCTTTCTATATATTCCGACTCCTAGATCTTCTGAATCCCAATCACGACCTCTATTGTATGAGTATGCAAATGTGTTTGGAAAATGTTTCCAAATCGGTGTGTTACTAAAATCGCCCCAGCGCCAACTGTGATAGTTGTCTGTTCCGTCGGTGAATGTAAACCAAATGCGTTCTTGGTGTTCTAGGACATCATGCCAGATACATTCCGTTTGATCATCTGACCACACCATGCAACTACCATTGGTATATGCACCATGTGCCAACATAAAGTTACGAGACTTCATAGGTCTTGGATCCTGCCACCAAGAGCGTAACTTGGTAGGATTCTCTAAGTCATAGGTAATGATGGGCGATAGATCATTTTGAATGATGACATCAAGGTCGAAAAAGACAAATCTTCCAGTGGGTTTATCGTCTGCGAAGTTATGTGTATTAAAGATGAACGTCTTTGGTCTGTCCCAACAACGTGCCATTCCGTATTTGAAATCCTCAGATCCGAACCAGTATTTCGGATGGATGTCGGGAATGTCTGGGAAATCGACAACTTTAATTTCTTCATCGAATCCATCACTATCGTCAGTATAGCAATAGAAGTGAAACTCAAATTCTTTTGGAGTATTTTTCTTCGTCATCCGATAAAGACGGTTTACAAACTCAGCGGAGTATTTGGTGCCCCATTTACAACAGACGTAATTGACTCTCATTCACAATTCCATAATCTAATAATTTTTTTATCTACGCAATCAGATAATTCGATTTGTTCTTTTGCCGAGGGGTGTGGCACATTATCAGTATTGAACAAACAGATCTTAGCATCTTTACGAAACTTAAATCGTTCTATGTCGTCGGGATAATGTTTACCACGATTCCACGAATAGATCCATCCGCCTGGAATATTTTTCCAGAAGTCTCTCTGTCTCCAGTAATGATAGTTATCGCTTCCTTTGAAGAAAGTTTTGAATACGGATTCAGAATTCTCGATAACATCTTCGTAGATATGTTCACATGATTTACCAGGCCATAACATCATACTGGAGTTGAAAAAAGTTCCGCGAATATCAATAAACAGTCTGTCATGTTTCTGTGATTGTGGTTGCCAACGACATTGAATGATTCGAGGTTTCTGCGCAAGTTCTAGAACTTCAGTAATATCTTCTTGGATTACAACATCAAGATCAAAATAACACCAGTTGCCTTCATATCCTAACCAGTTATGTGAATTGAATACAGTAAATTTTGCTCTGTCAAAACAGAAGGTTTCTTTACCGAACCAATATTTGGGATGTAAAATTCCATCATCAGGGATCGGTGTAGTATCACACTCAATCCCTTCTGCGTCATCAGTATAGCAGGTAAATGTAAACTCGTTTGCGTAGTTTCGTTTTACCATGTTATATAAATTGTTCACATATTTTGCGGGATACTTATCACCCCACTTAATACATACGAAGTTCATCATACTTTTTATCTGCTCCAGGAAACTGATCTAACCCATTTAACAATGCTAGTGTAAATTCTGGGCGATACACAAATGAATCATTATCGCCGCCATAATAATCTGCTCCATATACAAAGGAGTAAACATCACCTGATGGAAAGTAATTGAATCTAAAATCTTCATGCCATAAAAACCTATCATCTCCGAAATATTTTAACATAAAATACTCAGGGTTGGTGTTGAAGTGATCCCATATATGTTTAGCAGTTCCTTCTTTCCACATCATCACACTTGAGTTATAATTACTCAAGTAACGCATGTCATGGGTTTCGCCAACATAATCTGGAAATTCTTTGTTCTTCCAATAAGTATACACTATTGTTGGAACTTTGTCAAGGTATTTCCACAAATGATCAATATTTTTTTGAATACGAATATCCAGATCTAGGTAAAGAACGTCGCCCAAATCTTGACTGAACAACCAAACTTTATACCAGTGACCCTCGATGTCATCTGGTAGAGGACAAGAAATAATAATAGGATCAAGTCCAGTTGGATCATCTGTGAAGCATAAATAGTTATACTTACGCTCGGTCGCTTCAACGATTTTATTTACATCGTCAGCGGAATATTTTGTGCCGTATTTAAGTGTCACTATTGTTTGCATAACGTTCTCGATTTTATAAATAATATAGAATAATTTATAAGGGTTCTCCATGGCTGCAATTCAAAATCTATATATTGATCAAGGAACTACATATTCTTTGTCATTATTGGTCGATGACCAGAATGGCGATTCTAAGGATCTTACAGATTATATTGTTGCAGCACAGATGCGCAAGTCATATCACTCAACAACTGCTATAAATTTTACTGCAGAAATATCTTTGCCAGAGGACGGGGAAATTACTATTTCATTGACTGCTGTGCAAACATCAGCAATAAAAGCAGGGAGATATGTATACGATATTGAAATTACAAGCGATGAAGAAACTCTAAGAGTTTTAGAAGGAATTGTTGTAATTAATCCGGAGGTGACAAAATAATGGCAATAAAAGTTACCGTACCACTTTCAAATACTATAAATACAAGTATAGTAAGTAAAAGAACGCAAACTAAAATTGAAACACTCGCAGATGTAGATGTAGAAGGTATTCAAGATGGATACACATTAATCTATAATACTGTTACTAATAAATGGGAAGCAGTAGATCCTGCTACTAATGTGAATTTGGGAATAATAGACGGCGGAACATTTTAACCACTAACCCAACAAGTAATCAAACAAGGAAACTGACAATATGTCTACAATTATTCAAATTAAAAGAAGTTCAGGTGCAACTGCTCCAGCAACGTCCGCCCTCCTAGAAGGTGAAATGGCATATGCACAAGACGCCAGCAACAACGGCGCAAGTGCAAAACTTTACATCGAATCAGTGGAAGGTGGTTCTGCCGCAATTCATGCTGTTGGTGGTAAGTATTTCACAGACAAGGTTGATGCTCGTCTTATCGACGCAACATCATCAGTTGGTGGTAAAGCAACCTTTGCTGAAGGAACAGATAACGGTTCCAACAAAGTAACTCTAAAGGCACCAGATACTCTTGCCGCTGATCTTACTCTGATCCTTCCAACCGCAGACGGTACAAACGGTCAGATCCTTACAACAAACGGTTCAGGTCAACTCGCATTCTCTGCACCTGCTTCGTCTTCATTCACAATCAGCGACAACCAAGGAGTTCCTAATACTGATTCCTTCTCGACTGGTGGAACTCTGACTTTTGCTGGTACTGCTGGTATCAAAACAACTATTACAGACAATTCAGTTGGTATCGTTGCTGATATTACTGGTGCAACTGCTCTGACATCACTTGCTGATGCAGACGAATTCCTTGTTTATGATGCTTCGGCAACTGCAAACAAGAAGATTACTGCTGAAGATATTGGCGATTACATCTATGCTGCCGTTTCTGGCGACATTACAATCAGTGAATCAGGTGTTGCCTC